CGTGAATGTCGTTTAGAAGATGCTCAAAGATTAGATATTTATATTTACCAACGATAAAATAATTTGCTTTTTTTTAAATTACACATTACAATAACTCTAAAGAGCCATATAGATGAATCAGAAAAAGTTAAAAGTTTTGAGAAGAAAAGTTAAGAAGCTGCAAGTAGAATGGTTAAAAACATTATTGAACGAAGAAGAAGCCAAGCAGGTCTCTATAGATAATATAGAAGAACTAGCTCCTACTCAAGACTACTATATGGCTAATCGAACTATGTATTTATCTTACATGACTCCTAAATGGATAATGAAATACTTAAAGAAGTACCCACACATAAATTCTTATGTAGAGTTAAATGAGTATTATGAGAATTGGAAGGTAAAGAATAAAGGGAAGTTAAATTGGAAGCTCTAATCGGAGAATTAAATTATGAAGAATAATATTATTACAGCTATATGTACGTTAATCATTGTTGGTCTTTGTGCTAATGTCTTTAACAAGTATGTCCAGGAACAGTTTGAAGAACAACGTACTGAAACAAAGTACATTGATAAAACTTTAGAGGAAATACAAAAAGATATACAAGCTATAAGGGCTGAGTCAACTAGTGCTATTTCTAGAATAGAATTTGCTGATGCTAGAGATTTCATTCTTGAAAGCAATAAAAAATTCACAGAGTATGAAGTGAATATGTCAAGGAAAAGTATACAGGAATTTATTGACAGGCTTAATAGTGATATGGATCGTCTTACTCGTCTACTAAATAATAGTGAACATAACTACAAAGGTATTCAACAACAATTAGAGTTTCTTTTAAAGGAAATTCATTCTATTCGAGAAGAGAAAGAACAACAAGAAGAAACAATGGATCTTTCTCCCATACCTAAAGAAGAAAGCGAATCTATTTCTAGTGTTCAAACATATGTTGTAAAAGAATCAAAAGATCCTCAGATAATAGAAGATATTCCAAAAGAAAAATGTTCTATTATATTGGATAACGATACAAAAATAAGTACTAAAGTAATACAAAGAGCAGTAGATAGAGCTAGGAAAAAGGGTACATATAACATCTCTGCCTTTTTTAATATTAATTCCAGGGGTAAAGCAATAGATATAGATATACAATCTGATAACGCACCGCCTAGTAACTTAAAAAAAGCTGTACAAACTTATGTTTCTAGGTTAAACTTTATTCCAGATAAAATATTATCTAATTGTGAATTGAATTTTAATTTAAATGTAACTTAAATATGAGGTAAATAAAGATGGCAGAAGAAAATACATTTAATGCAGCAAGCGGTGTTGGTGAAGTAACTGGTCGTGCTTACTATGCAAATGTAGTTACACCAAACACAACCTTTGATCATAAGTGGGAAGTCAATGTAGTTCTAGATGATGAAACTCTTATTGATTTTGAAAGACGAGGACACCATGTCAGAGAAAAAGACTATGGAAAGTTCTTGAATTTTAAAAGAAATGTCAACAAGAAAAGTGGTGGTCAAAATAATAGACCTATTCTTATTAATGAGGAACGACAACGTGTAGATACCTTACCTAAAATAGGTAACGGTTCTCTTGTTAAAGTACAATATGCTGAATACTCTTGGGAATATGCAGATAAAGTAGGTAAAGGGCGTGACTTACGGGCAATTCAGTTACTTGATCTTGTTGAGTATGCTGAACCTGATGGAGTAGGTATGTATGATGAGGAGGATTTTTAAGTGGCTACTGAAACAGAAACACAGAAACCTTATCTTACTATCGAAGATGTTCAAATTAATATTGATGACTTACCCGAAGAAGCTCAAGGAATCTTTGGAAGAGTACAACGTCTGAATCACAAGAGAGCAACCCAAACTTTAGATTTGGAAGAGACTCAAGCTAGTATTAATTGGTTTACCAGTCGTATAGTAAATATTTACAATGAAGAAAATGTTCCAACTGATGATACTAGTAAGGAGGTTAAATCCAAAACATCAGATAAGAAAGATACTTAAACCTCTATAGCTAGGCATCCACCATAAGGGTGTCTAGCTTTTTTTAACCTTATTCAAGGGGAATAAAATTGAATACCAAAGAAAGTAAATTCGTAAAGCACATACCATGCAATGCTTGTGGTAGTAGTGATGCCAATGCATTATATACAGATGGACATACCTTTTGCTTTGTCTGTAAAGATGACTCAAGAAAAAATAACAGAAAAGAAAAGACTATTGAAAGTCCTAAAGTAAGCACACTAGCAACAGATAAAAATACTTTTTTACAATCTTATAAAGGTTCTTATAATGCCTTAGAGGATAGAAAAATTAGTCTTAAAACTGCAAAGGCTTTCGGTGTCTTATCTTCTCCCAACAAACATATTTATCCTTACTTTAATAATAATGAAATAGTTGCTACTAAAACCAGGAAAATAGATACTAAGATATTCTTTTCAGATGGAGACTTCGGAGGCACAGGATTATTTGGAGAACAACTATGTCGAAAAGGTGGGAAATATCTTACGATTACAGAAGGTGAATGTGACGCAATGGCCGCTTATGAGATCTTTGATGGTAAATGGTCAGTTGTTTCTCTTAAGCGCGGTTGTGCATCAGCAGTAAAAGATATAAGAGAAAGCATAGAGTTTGTTGAGGCATATGATAATGTAATTCTCTGTTTTGATAGTGATGAAGCAGGAAGAAAAGCAGCAAGACAAGTAGCAAGAATACTAAAGCCAAATAAGACTAAGATAATGTCATTCCCTACTGGCTTTAAAGATGCCAATGATATGTTAAAACAAGGGAAGTATGCAGAATTTACTAAAGCTTGGTGGGATTCAAAAACATATACACCTTCAGGAATACTAGAACTGTCTAGTAAAAAGAATGATTGGATACAACGGGAAGATAAAATAAGTGTTCCTTATCCTTGGGAAGGTCTTAATAAAAAACTATACGGTATGCGGAAAGGAGAACTTGTTACTCTTACAGGAGGCACAGGACTAGGAAAATCATCAGTTACCAGAGAACTAGAACATTGGCTTATTAAAAATACTACTGACAACGTAGGTATTGTAGCTCTTGAGGAAAACTGGTTACGCACAGCAGACGGTATAATTTCAATCGAAGCTAACGATAGAATATATCTTTCTGAAAAAAGAAATAATTATTCAAGTGAACAGTTAGAAAATTTATTTGATAATGTAATTGAAAAAGGCAGGGTATTTATTCATGCTCATTTAGGGGCAACAAATATTGATGAAATTTTTTCTAAACTTAGATACATTATAATAGGCTGTGAATGTGAATGGATAATAATAGATCACTTACATATGCTTGTTAATGTAATAACAGAAGGAGATGAAAGACGAGGAATAGATAATCTAATGAATCGTCTACGTTCCTTAATAGAAGAAACAGGTGTAGGTATGATACTTGTATCTCATCTTAGGCGAGCAGCAGGAGAGAAAGGACATGAACAAGGAATTGAAGTATCTCTTTCTCACCTTAAAGGTTCACAAGGGATAAGTCAATTATCCGATTGTGTGATTGCCTTAGAAAGAAATCAACAAGCAGATGATCCAGAAGAAGCTAACACAACTAAAGTTAGAGTCTTAAAATCTAGATATACGGGGGATACAGGATTGGCTTGCAGTTTAAAATATAATTCAAATACAGGAAGACTTTATGAAGAAGATTTTGACTTCGCCCCCAAACAAGATATGTCCGTACCGTTTTAAAAAGATACTCTTTGATATAGAAACAAACGGTTTAGAAGGCAATGTTATACATTGTATCGTAGCCAAAGTATTAGGAGGGGATACTTACTTATTCCCACCTGATAAACTCCAGGAAGGCATCGATCTTTTATCAAGCGCAGATGTTCTGATAGGTCATAATATTATTGGTTTTGATATACCTGTAATAAAAAAACATTTTGATGTTACCTTTACTAATCATATAGAAGATACATTAGTATTATCTCGTTTAGCTAATCCTATTCTTACTGGAGGCCATAGCCTAGATAATTGGGGTTATCTTCTTTATCCCAACGATGCTACTAAAAGAAAAGCAGAACAACCTCCTAGTTGGGCAGAATACACAGAAGAAATGGGGCAATACTGTATCCAAGATGTGGAATTAAATGCAGATATATATTATACCTTGCTTAAAGATTTAAAAGAATTTAGTCAAGAATCCATAGATTTAGAACACGCAGTAGCTAAAATAATTAAAGAACAAGAAGTTACAGGGTTTATGTTGGATGAAAAGAAAGCTACTCTTTTATCTTCTAAACTAAAATCTAAAATGGCAGAGATTGAAAAACAAGTACATGAAACTTTTCTGCCTAAATGGGATAAAGATAAACTTGTTACTACAAGATTAAAAAAAGATAATACATTATCTAAAGTAGGTTTAACAGATGAAGAATATACATATATAACTACTGATGAAGGGCAATATAAAAGAAACGCAAAAGAATCTTGGGATCATCATAAAGAAGTTAATCCCTGGTGGGCGAGCTCGTTTAGCTTTGGATCAGCTAAATGTTATTCTTGTGGTGATTATTATCCTAATATTTTTTTGAAGGTTGGAAAATGGGAATGTAAAAATGGCTGTAAAGATGCTTTAGGAAATAGTAATTATAATAAAAGTTTTGTAGTAAATCCACGTATACCTACTTCTTTTTATCGTATGAAATGGACAGAATTTAACCTAGCAAGTAGAAAACAAATAGGAGAATATCTTGAACACTTTGGATGGCAACCAAAAAAGTTTACACCTACTGATCAGCCTATTGTAGATGAAAGCACACTAGAAAAAGTTAAAGGTATACCAGAAGCTACTCTTATTGCAGAGTTTATGATGTTACAAAAGAGAGTAGCACAAGTTACTTCGTGGTTAGAGCTTTCTAAAGATAGTAGAGTACATGGGTTTGTTATACCCAATGGAGCTAGAACAGGAAGAATGACACATCGAAGTCCTAATGTAGCTCAGACACCTGGTTCTCATAAACCTTATGGTAAAGAATGCAGAGAATGTTGGACTGTACCGCAAGGATATAAGTTAGTAGGAATAGATGCGTCAGGACTTGAACTTAGAGTCTTAGCACATTACATGAAAGATAAGGATTATATAAATGAAATTATCAACACGGACATTCACAGCACAAATCAAAGACTTGCTGGACTTGAACACAGAAATCAAGCAAAAACTTTTATCTATGCCCTCATTTACGGAGGAGGAGATACTAAACTTGGAAAAACAGTTGGTGGAAATTCAAAGGAAGGCGCAGCTCTTAGAAGTCGTTTCTATGACAGCTTGCCATCACTTAGACATCTTACACACAGCGTTACAAGGGCGGCACAATCCAAACACTACCTTAAAGCATTAGATAAAAGAATTATACATATAAGAAAAGAAAAAGTTTGGACTGCTTTAAATACTTTATTGCAAGGAGGAGGAGCAGTTGTTATGAAAGTAGCTCTTGTTTTATTCAATAGAAAAATTAAAGAAAAGAATTTTGATGCTAAGTTTGTGGCTAACATCCACGATGAATGGCAACTTGAAGTTATTGAAAGTCAAGCAGAACAAATAGGTCAACTAGGCGTTGACTCTATTATAGAAGCAGGAAAAGTGTTAGAAATGCTTTGTCCTTTAGATGGTGAATATAAAATAGGAAATAATTGGAATGAAACACATTAAAGAAGAAGAATACATTAAAGAAGAAGAACGACTTACTGTTTATGATATGGATTATCATTTAGGCTGTAGCAGTTGGCCTAACTGCGAGGAAGGATATTGTGAACTATTAGAAGTAGGAGTACAAGGAAACTATGAACTGTTTGATGAAATAGAAGAACGATGGTTAAATAAATTAATAGCTAAAGAGGGTTTATATATTAAGGATGAATACGGTTTATATATTAAGGCTGAAGATTAATGAAACACATTAAATGTAAAGAATGTAACGTAAAGTTAACAACAGATAACTGGTATCCTTCTAGAAAAAAACACGGTATAAAAGTATGTATACCCTGTTATTCAACTTTATATAAGTATGTTAAAAGAAATAGTGATCGAATGTTTGTTAATAGTAAATATATACCACAAACACACCCTTTACACAAACCAGGAAGATATAAGACATTTGAAGGCGCAGCTTTTTCATCTCTGGAGGGCTATGAAAAATCTACAGAAGGCCATGTATATATTATATCTAATCCTTGTTGGGATGGTTGGATTAAAGTTGGTATGGCAGTTGATGCAGAAGATAGATGTAATCAATATCAAACATCTAGTCCTTTCAGAGATTATAAACTATGCTATACTAAATACTTTGAAGATAGAAGAAGTGCAGAACAAATAGCACATAAAAAATTAAAAAAGATTTCAACAAAACATAAAGGAGAATGGTTTAAAGTTTCAACTAAAGAAGCTACTAACCTTATACAAGCAATATGAAAAATCTTAATACAATAGTAGAAGATATATAT